GCGGCACTCATCGAGAAAACGCTTGCAAGTCGGGTCGATGACAATCCGCGTGAAGCTGCGCAAGTAGGCAATGCCATCATCGACGGAGCCCGACCATTTGTCCGCAGCTCGAGCATTCGCGATGCCGTGACGCGCGAGATAGGAAATCGATTCCGGCCGGCTGTTGTCACAAAAAACCGTGTGCCTCGAGATCTCCGGAATTGCCTCCTCGAGCGCTGCGGGCAATGCGTCGATATCGGTGCCGATCGCCCAGTACTCAGACTTGACGTACAGAACCTTGTTCACATCATCGATGTAGAGGCGCACGGCTGCATTCGGATCGCGCGAGAAGCCAAAATCGAGCCCATGGTGCGGGCCGGACCAGGCGGGATCCACCTCGAAGGGCTCGCAGAAAAACTTGCCTCGCAAAATCAGCGCATCTGACACCGTGCGGCACTTGCCTTCCCAGATCCAATCGTAGGCGTCCATGTCGACCGACTGCAGATAATCGCGCTCGGCCGCGAGCTCGTCGGGAAAATATGGGTTATCGCGCCACGTCGTGTGCCTTGCGACCGATCGACCTTGCGGCGGCGATGTGACAAAGCGCCGATACGTGGGATCTGAGGCGAGCAACGGATTGAAGCTGATCCAGATCTCGGAGGCGGGCTTGCGAATGGTCGGAATCAAGGTCGACCAACTGTGCTCTGTGACGGCCTCTGCTTCCTCAACCCACACAATGTCGATGCCCTCGGCGGATTTGATCTTACTGACGTTGCTGCGCAGGCCATCGAAGAAAAACTCCGAGCCGTTCTTTCCGAGAATCGCGTACTGCTGGATATCGAATGCATCCGAGTAACCGAGCAGCCGGATCTGGTCGCAGAGCAACCTGTGCACGCTCTCAGAGATGCTCGATTGAATCTCGCGCGCGCATAAGATCCGTGTCGCACGCTCAGCAGAGCGAATAACGAGCGCGCGCGCAATGGACCAGGAGCGCCCAGCACCGCGACCGCCCCAGCAGATCTTGTAGCGAGAGGGCTCAAAGAGAAACCGATACGCGGGCGGCACCACGGCGGCGCCTGAGCGCTTCAACATGTCCGTGAAGCCGCGGCGCAGCCCCTTACTCGATGGTTTTGGCGGTGGCTTTTTCGCCATCGTGCTCCTCCTCGCGTGGCTGGTGCTCGAGTGCAGGCAAGGGCGCAGCCTCGGCACGCTCGAATACCGCGATGACATCGGCAAGCGCCGCAGGGTGGTTCTGCAGCACGTCCACGAGGTCCCGCTTCAACTGCTCGATCTCGGGACTGTCCCGCATCGTGATGTACGTGGTGCTGTTGTTTTGGATGAGCGGCGAGCGGCTCAAGTCGCCCGATAGCTGCCCGCGAATCCGCGCATTCTCATGGAGTCGGCCGGTCAAGGTGGCTCGCGCGTGCCCGTCCTCGGCAGGCACCGCCTCGAGCGCCTCGATGATCGTCTGGCGGGCAAAGTTCAAGTCCCGCAGCACGCTGATCTCGGCCTCGGCGACCATGCCCTTCAACTTGTGCGCCGGCGCGTCGCCGAACTTGAGGCGATCCTTCTCGGCCTGGGTCAGGTGCCTGCGGTAGTGCCGCCAGAGGCAGTCATACGAAACGCCGAACTTGCGCGCGAGAGGGCGATACCGCGCACCGCCGGCGAGCTCCGCCTCCATGTCATGGCGGCGCGGATCGTGGCAAACCGTGCACTTCGGATGCTTTATCGGCAATTTCCGTCAACTGCGAGTCTTGGCGCACTTGTTGCGCGTCATTTCGCACTCTAGGCGCACCAACCGGATTGATACATTGGCGCGGCGCTTGGCTAACCTCAAGGCGGATCTGCTCCATGTGCCAGCGCACACCTTGCACCGACATCGCGAACGGCAACAGATCCCGAATGCGCTCGGCGGTTGGCGTCCAATGGAGAGGCGTCGGCTGAAGCTCGAGCCACAGCGCTTTGATCGCTGCCCGGCGCTCACGGCCGAGCTCGAAAGCCTTGCGATTGCGCGGCCCGCTCACGCTGCCGCCTCCGCAAGCGCCTGGACTTCCTGCACAGTTCGCTCGACGTCGGCCAGGAAGCGCTCAGCGGCTGAGATGTACTCCTCGAGTCGCGCGTTACGCCGCGTTACTGTCACACGCAGGAGCCGCAGATTGGGCGGCAAATGCGGGCTGAAGCTCACGAGCTCAACGGACGCGGCATCCGTCGCCCACAGGTTGTGCGCGCATTGCGCCCAGTGCTCGGCGATGAATTCGACGCGGTTATGCCAGCGCTGGACCTGGAGCGCCGGCTTGCAGCACTTCACTTCGAGCAGCGTCTGGAATCCGCCGTGGTGGCCGTCCAGGCTGCAGCCGATCGGGAGCTCGTTGTGCGAGATGAAGCCCGTTTTCTCGACCGTGCGCCCCGTGGCGGCCTCATACGCCGCGATCGCCGCCGGCTCGAGCTCTTGGCCGCGGCGCATATCGAAGCTCTGGTAATCGTCCGGCTCGGGCACGCCGATGATTCGCTCGAGAGCGAGCTTGTATCGAAGGTCGCGGCGCCCGAAGGCCTCGCCGTGCTTGCCTCGTGCCGTAACGTGATGGGCGACGCTGCCCGTGAGTCGGCCGCAGCGCGCCTGATACCACGCCGGCGTACGCTGTTCGCCCGGGACAATGGTGAAGCTCACGGCGCGGGCTCAGGATGGGGCGATAGGCACCAGGTCGACGGGTGGGGGATCGGTCCGTGGATGTGCACCCTCGCGCCGCTCATGCCGTGGCCCATCGCGGCAGGTGCCGCGGGGTATTTTTCGGGGTACTAGGCACCCCAATATCACGCTCGATCCGCTTACTGCCGCATGTTTCGCGAGTTGTGCGATTCCTGAAGGAGCAACCACGGATCACTGCAGCACCAGAGCGACAGTGATCGCGATCAACACCGCCGCATCAACAAGCGCCCAAGCGGCGGCCAAAAATGGAAGCACATACCTCATCGCTCGCTATTCCGTCGCGCTGTCGCTGAACACGCGGCGCGCGCGTGGAGGGGCGGCGCCTCCCCTTTCCAGCCCAACCGCCTTGCTGCACCGCGCTGAAAATTTCGCGCCCCCCTACTATCAGCAATAGCTAACGTCTGCTCAGATTCCCCTCTGGCAAGCCTCTTACTCCGCTTGGTGGGGATGGGGGTGGGGGCGAGTCGCTTATAAGCGATTCGTGTACGAAGGCGTTTGCGAGTCGCTAGCGATGTCGGGAGCGAGGTCGCCGACGATGTCACTTGCGATGTCGTGAGTGATTCGTTCATGACTCGTCCTCGATTCGCTCAGCGACTCCATTGGCCTGGTGTCCCCATCGCTTGGCGTTGGTCTTGAGGGCGCCTTTGCGACGCTTCTCGAATTCATCGACTGCCACCTTTCGGTGAGACTCGAGGCGCTCGTTGCGCCGCCCTCCATCGACTCTCGGGAACTTTGCCTCAATGAAGCGCCACGCGACTTTCCACTCGGCGGGTGTGGCCCCGACGATGCTGCGCAGCGCTTCCTCATCATCCGGTAATGTACCGATGCTCGCTCCACCTGAGTCCCATTGCGCATCGAGGAGTTCGCGGTATGCGCCCCGCGCGATGAGCGGCCAGCCAAGGGTCGAGCTTCGGAAATCTCGCGGGTAGAAGGGCATGCGCGCGAAAGGCGGTGCGCCCGCGTTCAAAAGTTTGCTATTCATTGTTCGGGTGTCCTATCTCGTTCCAGTCTTTGTGCGGCGAGGGCGGCGCGCGCATCTCGAGTTCGACGCGTCCCTGAAGGCGCTGCATGAGCGCGGCGGCGGCCTGGAGGCCCGGCACGTCGTTGTCGGCCATGATCACGAGGCGCTTGACGCCGGCGGGCGGCGTGAACTTGGCGAGCATCGACGTGTTGAGCGCAGCCCAGACCGGGAGGCCATGAACTTGCGCGGCGGCGAGGCAAGTCTCGATGCCCTCGCCAATGGCCAGCGTGTCGCCGGTAATGGGCGTGAGCCGCACCGCGCAGCCCTCGCGACCATTCATCGGGCTCAATATCTTGCGCGGCTCATGGGCCGCGAGCTTGCGTCCTCCTTCAAGGTAGGTGATGTGTGCGGTGACAATCTCGCCGGCGATGTCGCGCACCTCGCCGATGAGCGCGGCATATCGGCCGATCCGCCGGCCGCCATCGAAATACTCCGCCGACACGTGCGCGCGCAGCGAGCAATCGTCGGGCAGGGGCCAGAGATTGCGGCTCCCCAGGTACTCGACTGCATCGCGGCACTCGAGCACCGGGCAGGATTCGCGACGCAGCCGAAACACGCGCGCGGGCGGTCCCGCAACATCGGTCGGCGGCGCCGATGGGATGGCGGGCAACGGCCGCTCTTCGTGCAGGTGCGCGGCCTGCATCACGCGCTCTCGAGCGGTGCGAAAGTCCCAGCCGTGCACGCGCTGCAGGAGTGCAAACCCATCGCCAGGCCCGCATCCATTGCAGTAGAAATTGCCGTGCCCACGCTTGTTGTCGAAGCGATATCGATCCTTGCCGCCGCAGTTTGGGCACGGGCCGTGCTTATTTTTCAGGTACTCGGGTGCGATGCCGAGCTGCTCGAGGATCATCGGCCACGCGGCTCCGATACTCGATGCGATGTCCGCGGCGCGCATCATGCGAAGTCCTTCTCGCGCTGACGCTGCTTCGCCCAGGCGATCATTCTGCTCTTGAGCCAGCCTGCTGTGACGTGGCCGGGAGTCATCGCCGAGACGTTCCAGTAGCGCGATGGAGGCTTCACCGCGGTGAGCTCGAATTTTTCCCGCGTCCACATCCACGCCGCCCAGCGCGCAGACTTCTGCTTCTCGTTCCAACGCCGCGGCCATCGCGAGGCGTACCAGCCGAGCGCCTCGCGGTAGAACACCTCGGCGTCACTGGGCGCGCTGGCAGCTCCATTGACCTCTTGTAGATCTGCCTCGCTCGCCACGATCTGTTTCGGAGTGGGCTTCGGTGCCCAACCACAGCAGTTGCATGCGGGGCCTTCTTCAGAGACGAGCCACAAGTGCGCGCATTCGGGGCAGGTCCGCGGTGCTTCAGCGGTGCGCTTGCGCTCGGCGATCGCCTTCGCTTGCGATTGGTGCGATCGTCATCGAGCGACCAGGCGATCGGCTCATCCGGCATTCCAAGTTTTTCGATGACGCGGCCGTGATCGACGATGAGGGCGTGATCCTTCGCCGGCGCCGGCCTCATACCTCTGCCGACAGCTTGCTTGTAGAGCACGATCGATCGCGTCGGGCGCGCGAGCACGATGGCTTCAACGGCTGGAATGTCGATGCCATAGCTCAAGAGAAAGCAATTCACGAGGATGAGCGTGCGCCCTTGCTCCAAGCGGAAGATCGCGGCCTCGCGGTCGGGTTCCGGGTCCTGGTCGGTCAAAAGCTCCGCGCTGACGCCAGCTCGCAGGAATTCCTGAACCAGCGCCGCGCCGTGAGTCTTGTTGCAGGCGAAGATCAACGTGCGCTTGCCGCTCGCAATTCGCAGCCAATTTTGAAGGACGTTGCCGACCAGCCTCGGCTGCGACATCAACGCGCCGAGTTCCCCCGTTGCGTAGTCCCCAGTCGTTGAATCCTTGCGGACCGCCGCAAGCTCCCCCGAGGTCACCGTCGGCGCGCTAAATATGCGAGGCCTCACCAGATCACCGGATGCAATCAGGCTCTTCGTGCTCGGTCCGCAGATGAGCACGTCATAGCCGTCACGTAGCGATCTCCCCGATGTTTGTGCCGGTGTCGCCGTAAAACCCAACCTGATCGCGGATGAATATTGATCAAGGATCTGCATGCGCGACGCACCCAGGCTCAGGTGCGCTTCGTCAAAGATCACGAGATCCGCCGATGGCATCGGCATGCGCGCGTCCACGACTCCGCGTCGATAGAGCGTGTCGGCCATGACGATCTGCACCGGCGCTGCGGCCCAAACGAGAGCGGGCAATCCGGCTGCAATGACTCCATGCGGGATCTGGAAGAGTTCGAAGCGCTCGTGCACCTGGAGCGCCAGGCGCGTGCGGGTCACGATCACCATGATGCGAAGCCCATTCGCGACTCCGGCCGCGGCAATCGCACTTATCACGTGAGTCTTGCCAAAGGCCGTGTCGGCTTGCGCGAGGATGCGCGTCTCACCGGTTCGAAGCGCATCGTGAATCTGAGCGATCAGCGCGCGCTGATTTGGCCGCAGGCAATCGGCGCACGAGGGCAGATCGGCTAGCCAGGCGCCGGCGCTCACGCCCGCCCCCGCGCCGGTAACGCTCTGATCAACTCCTCCGCTTCGGCGAGATCGATGCGACCGCAGGCCCAGGCGCGAGTAACCGCTTGTCGCACCGCATCGATAAAGCGATCGCGCAGCTCGCGCGGCGTCGCCACGTCCATGTCGACAAGGGCGATGATCTTCAGTAGTCTTTGGCGGCCTGCCGTCGAAGCCGCTCTCCCCGAGTGTCCAGCTCGGGGGGCGGCGCCTTTACTTCTCATCAAGCCGCCCGCGGCGTCACGTTATCGATCGGCACCGGACGCGGAAAAGTCCCCGCAGCCATCGCTCGATAAATGCTGCTCGTCGACAGTCCGACTCGCGATTTTACCTCGGGCAACGCGAGAAACCGGAACGGCTCATCGGGGACTATCGAGGGATCCTGCCCGCCGTCGCGCAAGAGCTTGCGCTGCCACTCGGCGATCGCGGCGGTCGTCCAGCGCACACAGCGCGGTCGATCGCCACTTGGAACTCGTGTGAACTTTAACTTTTTGCTGACCATCTCAAGCGCTCCTGACAGTTGTCAGGAATGACGATCAGGTAAAAAAGGAATCAGGTCACGACACAATTCCGCGCGAATTGTGTCTTGAAACTCATTTCAGTACGTGTCTAACCCTCAAATTGTGTTCGTAGTTGAGGATATCTTGTTCTGAGTACATCGATGTGTTGGCGAGCTTTTTCACGGCACGCTCAACTGTTCGCACGTCCACTTCGAACACTCTGGCTACTTCGTCTTTCGCCATGACGGGATCGACACCATGTAGGATCTGAAGGCGCAATACCTCGGCGCACATCGCTCCAGAATTTACGTGCCTGCGCCGCCCGCGCTGTTTTCGTGGCTTTTTAACTTGAAACACTTCTGCAGGATCCTCGCCAGCAACGACCTGAGCCAGCAAGGCATGGACAATACGCTCGACCGTGTCGAACGCTGCCTGCTTCTGGGGTACTACACCGCTTTTGCGATATTCCAGGTATTGCTCAACTGCGTCGATTCGCGTCCATTCGATGTAGAACCCCTCTGATCTCCAAATCCAGTTTCCGTGCGGATCAATCGGCAGAACCGCATGTGGAGGCGCTGCTTTTTCGCGCCTCATGCCGCAGCCGCCGCCCGCTTGATCGGTGCAATCTTATTGGCGCCGCCAGCGCGCAACGCGTCCAGATGATCGGCCCATGCCTGCATCATCTTGCGCCGCTCATCGAGCCTCTGCGCCCGGTTGTATGCGGCACGAACTTTGTTACGCTCCTGGTGCGAGAGCTGCAGCTCGATCAGGTCCGGATGCCAGCCAAGCTCGTTGAGCATGGTGCTGGCGATCGTGCGAAAGCCGTGGCCGGTCTGCATCTCGCCGCCGTAGCCCAGCCGGCGCAGCGCCGCGTTCACAGTGTTCTCACTCATCGGCCGCGCCCCGGTGCGCAAGCTCGGGAACAGGTACTTCCCGGTGGAGAGCTCCTTGAGCTCCCGCAGGAGTTCGACCGCCTGACGCGCGAGCGGCACCACGAAAGGGTCGCGCATCTTCATGCGGCCCGCCGGGATGCGCCAGGTCGGCTCGGCGCTGTCGAGGTCGAATTCCGCCCATTCGGCCGCCCGCAATTCGCCCGGCCGCACGAACAGCACGGGCGCGAGCTTGAGCGCATAGCAAACCGCCGGTTGCCCGCGGTAGCCGTCTAAGGCGCGCAGCAGCTCGCCGACCGCTTTGGGCTCGACGATGGCAGCGTGATGCTCCGGCTTCGCCGGCACCAGTGCGCCCTGCAGATCGCGGGTGATATCCCGGGTAGCCCGGCCGGTTGCGATCGCGTAGCGCCAGACCCTCCCCGAGAGCGCCAGCGTCCGACTTGCCGTGTCGTGGAGCCCCTTGTGCTCGATGCGCCGGAGCGCCGCGAGGAGGTCGGGCGGCTCGACTGACTTGATCGGCCGGCTCCCCAAGTACGGGAACACGTAGTCCCCGAGCCGATGGGTGTGCGCCTTGACCGTGTCCGGCTCAAGGTCTTTTTGGTTGGCCAACCACTCACGCGCCACCGCTTCGACCGAATCGGCCCGGGCGGCCCTCTGCGCCTGGCGCTCGGCACTCGGGTCGACGCCGTCCGCGACCTGACTACGCGCCACGTCGCGCCGCTCGCGCGCCTGCTTCAAGCTCACGTCGGGAAACTTGCCGAGTCCGATCAGCTTCTCACGGCCGTCGAACTGGTATTTGAACCGCCACAGGGCGGCGCCGTTGGCCGTGGCGAGCAGGAACAGTCCGCCCTGATCGAATCTCTTGATCGGTTTCTGGGCCGCCCTGGCTGCCCGAATGGCGGCTTTGATGGCAGTGTCGGTGAGCATTTTGTACCCCTTCGTACCCCAGCCGTTTCTCGGCGTACCCCAGGTTGTACCCCTGGGAATGCTGACAAGTCAAGAGAACGCCAGATAAGGGGAGGAGCCAAAAACCATCGTAGAAACAGGGGTTTTAGGCTGAATTTTGGGTAGGTTGGAGAAGGTCGGAAAAGCAGTTCTGGAGGCTAAGGTCGGAATCGAACCGGCGTACACGGCTTTGCAGGCCGCTGCATGACCACTCTGCCACTTAGCCCAAGACAGAATTAGCGAAGGACGC